AAGAGGAGTCAAGAATCCAAAGTAAGGGCTCGCTGGATTCTGTGGGTTAAAGTCGCCATTCTCATCGATAACTCGGACTGTGCAAGATCCTGCCTCATAGGTGTCGCGCATAATATTTCGACCGCGCCTGATAGTAATCTGGCGAGTCTGAGGACTGAGATCGATTACAGGCTCAGGCACTTCACTCGATGCAAATTGAGATACTCCGATGATGCCGTTAACTGGATCACCGATGGTAAACGGGAAGCCGAAGGTAGCACCTTGGCTAAAGTCAAAGGAGACCGAGATCGTTGCCGGAAGCGTCATTAGGTAAATCTCGCTGTGTTCGCGCCTCGACCGCCGACAGAAGTAAATGATCCTGAAAGATTGTTATTTGTCTGTACTTCGGACACGGCGTTAGTTACTACTCCACTATCTAGTGTAACTATGACGTTTACTACAGGCTCAGGGTTGACGCCAGCTACTACGCCAGCAGGTAGGCCTCCCTGTTGCCCAAAGGTTGGTGGCATTGCATAACTAGGTGGTACAAAATTCGGTACGACTGATCCGAGAAGATTGCCACCGAAATCTAGGGTAGGCACTTTCCAATTACGATAAGGGTTCGGCGCTTCTGGGGTAGCCGCTAGAGCCGCGTTAAGAGCATTCTGGCGCTTGACTGCCTCGCTAAGTTCTCCAGCAAGTTTATTAGCCTGTGCTTCATTCTTATCTAGCAAGGCTAGCTGTAGATTAAGCGATAGGCGATCGGTCTCGCTAATCTTGCCACGAAGGGCGGCGGTGATGCTGATACGATCAAGATCAATAGTCTTAGCGGCCTTCGTAAGAGCGTTAGCCTTCTTCTGCATGTCTAAGGTTTTCTTCTGTAAGGCCGCTATTGCTGCTGCACGAGCCGCTGCTTCCTTCTCTGCCTTTTCACGAGCCGCTTGGTTAGGATCTATATAAGTCCCACCTAAGGCAGAGCTAGGATAACCGCCCATGCCTGGAGTAACGAAGCTGCTAAATGTGCCAGCCCCTTGCGTAGAAAGTAATCCGAATGCACCGCCGAATATCTTAACGAAGTTACTGCCCGTAATCTTGTCGAGTACTCCTACGAGTCCGAAACCAGCCTGCATTGACTTATCTAGGTTACTGACTAGGACTGCGACGTTACGGAAGGCTGTCGCTGTACCTTCGGCGAATTTGTTCATTGCTTCTGTAAGTTCTGTGATGCTTCCCGTGTCAGTCGCTAGGATCGAGAAGGCATCGACTAGACCTTTACCGATAGTTTCTTGCGCTTCTCCTGCTGCGGTCTGGATAAGGGTTAACTTGCCTGCATAGGTATCAAGGTATGCCGCGTTAGCACCTGTAAAAGTTTTGTTAAGTTTCTCCTGAACTTCGGCGAATGAAGCCGTCTTAAGTTCTGCCTGAGTAAGTCCTAGTGAGTACTTACGAAGCCCTCGAGTCTGGCCGACGTAGGCCATTGAAAGATCGTTAACTACTGTTTCGTAATCTACGCCAGAGCCTCTACTTACTTCGAGGGCGAGATTCATTAACTCAGTGGACTTGGCTAGTGAGCCTGTCGTCTGCAATAGACGTTGCATGGCCGGACGAAGCTGATCATCTGTAATACCTGAAGCGCGAGATAACTGATTAATAAAGGTCTCAATATTTTGAGTCTCGAAGGCTAGTCCTAGATTCTTTACAGACTGCGCTAGACGGCTTGCAGCGGCTTCATCTTCTACGAATGCCTTAACGGCTGCCTTGCTGAACTGAGTAATCTTCTGAACGCTGAATGCGGCTAAGAGTGCCTTGCCTAGTTTCTTGACGCTATCGTCTAGTTTACCTGTTGCTTTATCTGCATCCTTAAAGGCTTTATTACCCTTGAATTCTGCAATGATTGGGAGTAATAGATTAGCCATTGTTACCTCTCGCGTTAAACTTAGCGGCGGCTTTTTCGATTGCCTTGATTACTCCTGCTTTAGCCTTGCCCTGATCTTCCTCAAAGGCTTTAAACATTGCGCGACCTGACATCTTGCCCGATCCCGCTAACTGGCCGGGCAGGCGTGGAGTGAACTTTCCGCCCATTCCAGACTTACGCCCAGCGGTCTCATAGATAGCACCGCCAGCGGTTTTATTATTTAGAGATACAGTAGAGATCCAGCCGTTGCGATTAGGTTTAGTCGGTGTCAATTTATAGCCTATTCCTCTGCGAGCTGTGCCTGCATCGTACTTAGGGAATCCACCGCCGTCGCTACTGCCAACGAAGCCAGAAGGCATGTCTTCATTAGATGGCATGAATCCGCGAGCCTTCTTAACCAATGGCTTTAGAAATCCGACCATCTCATCACGTGTCTCTTTAGCAAGATCAGGTGCGACTTTAGCCAGAGCCTTGCGAAACTCTTTAGCGCCTTTGAGCTCTGTAGGCATCGCTTTGCTCCTTTGCTCTATCCTTCAACGCTTTCAGAATCATCTGGAGCATCGTAGGGTCTAAATCGATTAAAGATTGTGGAGGGATAGCCGTCTCAATGCTCAAGCGAGCTATGAGGTAGTGGATGCTATCCCTGCCTAGGCCAAAGGGTCAGACTCTGCAACCTCGACACTCTTTAGAGTTTCGAGAAAGTCTGCGCCGAATGGCTTGACTGTGACTCCACTTAGTCGAAGGCCTTCCCATGCTAGCCAATAGACATCTGATTGCTTTTCATCATCGCGGAACGCTTTGTGAAATCCCTTTTTAGCATATAGCTCGAACGCGTATTCCAGTCGAGGTGTGATCTCGATCTCGGTAACGCTGTTGTCTGCCATCGTGACTATTAACTTTGCCATGCTGTGCCCCTTTGTTTAGTGTTTTAGAATGTGCCTGTTGTGGCTACTACTGTAGTGCCTGAGACGTTAAATGTCAGGCTCTGCATACCGATATCACCGACTGCGCCGTTGATATCTGTAGTGCCATTGATAAGGCAGGTCATCGTGTAGAGAGGGTTGGTCGCTGATACAGCGGTTCCCTTTTCCTGTAGTAGTACTACTGTGACGTTGGTTCCCCATGCAGCTTGCAAGGTTGCTAATACGTTAGCGGTTGCGGTGTCATTAAGGAAATCGATTGTGACAGATGATGCTTCTAGGCCTTTAACGAACTTGTGTCCGCCATCGCCCATCGCTGTCACTTCGAGCTCGTCGAAAGTGCGATTTAGTGTTACAGATGTAACGTGGTCTGAAAGATCGACTGTGTTAATCTTCACGCCGACCTTGTTATTTAGAAATACAGCCATGAGATTATTCCTCGTCTTTCTTTGTAGGTGCTGGCTTAGGTGTTAATGGTGCTACCTGCCCGATCTTGATCAGGAAGGCTTCTTGCTCTTTTTCCCACTCGGACATTTTAGCTCCAACTCGTTAGGACTGAGATATTGATATTGCATGTAAGTAGATCACCTGAGACGGCGCTAAGGACGGCCGGAGCCGATACCTCTGTGACGTTGTAGGTGTATGAGGATGCAGCGAGCTTGTTAAAGACTCGGACTACATTGTCCTCAATTCCGTTAAGGTTGCCCTCGTTATCGAGCAACGGCACCATGACTGAGATAGTGAAGTTAGCCATTGGTGAGATAGTGGCATGCCATCCGTTAGACGGCGAAATGTAAGGATCGCTAGGAGCGATAATCACGCTGTTAGCGATAGGTGTTGCAGGTGGGAATGCGAATACTGAGTACTTAGTATTATCTACTAGAGCTGCGGCGATCCCTGTTCTAAGTGTTGATATGGCGGCCATTAGCCCACCATCGATCTCGGATCGAGATAAGGTGCGAGCAATCCACGGACACGGGCTAGAAGTGTGTTGCCCATTCTGTAAGGCGAAGGCTGATAGCCATCGATGGTTACTCCGCCGGATGAAGGCGCTTGACGTGACTGCCAGATGTCGATTGCAACCATGAGGGAGGCTTCTTGAATAGCCTTTACATCTGCTGGATCTAAATAGGTTGATGCCTTGATCGTCGCGTAAGGATTGAAAGGATGATAAGGAGTATCTGCAACGTGGTTGGTTGTGACTGTGATCTCGTGAGTATCCACGGATGTAATTGTCTTGTTCCCGTTGAAGTGTGCGCCTGCGCCTGTGACGTTGATTGTCTGGCCGACGTAGTAAATATCCTTAACATTGAGATCAAAGTAAAGTGTGCCTACTGTTCCCGTGTTCTTATGGGCAATCGAGAATTGAGTGTTACTCCATACGAAAGGTAGAAGGACTTCATCTGAGGCATCGCATACGGATTGAAGCGTGGCGTCAGCATAAAGAGTACCTACGCCTAGGGCGGCGCGTAGCTCTGCGACTGTTGTCAATGCCATGCTCTGATCCTTTCTAAAGACTGGCCGGGTAGAAGGGCACTACCCGGCCAGCGACTTAGTGTGGCTTACGCCTTGTTATTCTGGAATGCGCCTGCTGCAACCTTGGTTGCGATTGCGCCATAGCCGTAGTAACCGATTGTTACCTGACCTGCGGCTGTTGATTCTGCGCGTAGGCGATAGGTTGGTGACTCGTACCATGTGTAAGCATCTGGATTAACGATGAGGATAGTTCCATCGCCGTCTCCGCCGTTTGTAGGATCGACGTAGAGGTTAAGTCCTGCAACGTTACCTGTGAGTGATGTAGGTGTTGAAACACCTGGCTGGTTCATAGGGTTTGTAACGGCTGAATAAATTGGACGTCCAGCATCGTTTAGTGTCATGAGATTTGACCATTGCCCAGTAGAGACGATCATGTTGCGAGCGAATGGATTTGAAAGTCCGGCGGTTGCGCCATAGACAGAAGCTGCGCCACGTCCAACAATTCCGAGAAGCTCGGCTGCTGTTGGGTATGTTGCAACTGTTGTTGCATCAACTGTTGCACCAGAGATAAGTGCTGCGTTAACTGCTGCGTTTGTTGACTTTGCGTAAGCTGCTGCCATGTTGCGAACGAGTTCATCAAAGAATGCTGGAGATGTACGATCTAGCAATTCGACTGAGAATACTTGCTGGCCAGCATACTTTTGTACTGTTACTGAAAGGAATGCTGAGTTCTGATCTGTGTTAGAGAATGCATCGCCTTCTGGCTCGATTGCAACTGTTGGCATTGCTGTGATCTTTGGGATCTCGAATGTCATACCGGCATCTGGAAGCACTCCACGAGAGATTGCATCGATTGATGGACGGATTGTTGTACCGAGTGGATTGATGATCTCAGATAGCTGACGTGTTGGTACTAGACCAGCGTTGTCTGTTGTATCTGCTGCTGCTGCGATCCATTGACGAGCTGAGTCGTCTCCGAGTGCTGCGCGGATTGTGTTCTCTGCATACTTGGCTGCAGTTACTTCAATGCGTGGCTTTGTGTAAGCCATTGCTGTTACAGCAGGGCGAGCAGCTTCAACTGCGGCAGCCTCAACTGTAGGTGTTGCTTCGACTGCTGGAGTGTTTTCCACTGTGGCTGTCTCGCTTTCTGTTGGTAGGGTTTCTTCAACGGCTTCATCTTCAGACGCCGCGATATCGGTTACGGCTGCAGACTTAAAGGCTGCTGCCTGAACCAAACTTACTTCGAGTAGGTCAGCACTCGATACATACAGCACGCCATTTTTAGGCTTTGCCGCATTGACCATAACTCCGACTGATAGACCAGTACGGAGTTCTTCTGAGGCTTCGATGAGAGCATCAGTGCCACGGGATGATTTAGAAATCTTGAATGATGCAAAGATTCCTTCTTCTGTTTCAGTAAAGAATTGAGCGCGGCCGATTGGCTGCTTAGGATCATGCTCTAATAGGAGCTTCACTTTGCTTGAATCAGCTATGTTAATCGCGCCACGCTCAAAGACCACAGCCCCGGCAGAAGTGTTTCCGACCTCGCCATTGAAAGGGACGATCTTTCCAGAGATTGTGCGCTCTGACGCATCTGCTGTAAGTTCTGCCGAAAAGGTCAGCATCTCTTTCATATCATTCCTTCGCTTCCGTTAGGTGTGAGGTCTGTCATCGCCATAGCTTGTTCCTGAGTGATTAACTGAAGATCGAGCATCTCGCGGATGACTGCTAATTCTGCAAGTGGATCTGTGCGTAGATAATTTTTGTCGATGTCGAATTTAACGATGTTGCCTCGAGCTGTGATGTCATCCATAGATAGACGATCCTCGATGGCTGAAATAAATGGTTGTAAAGATAGTGTGAGGAATTGACGGCGTTCATCCTGTACGTTCGCGTAGGTCATTGTGGTGTTCTGATCTGCGGAGACGTAATAAGGTGGGACGTTGCATAGGCGAGCAATCTCGGTTGCAAGATTCTGGATCGCTTCGTTATACATCATATCTTTAGGGCTAAATCCAACGGCCTCATACTGCAAAGTAGATGTCAGATAGGCCGTGGAGCGATTCTGTCGGGCGTTCTTCCACGCGGCGAGTAATCCCTGCACCTCAGAAGGTGGCAGGTCTGCGCCTGAGTTACGGATATAACCTGTAGCCATTGGAGTCGCTGCTGCAACTACGCTGGCTTTCTGAATGTCAAGAGCTGCACGAATTGTAGATACACCAGTGTTTAGAATGCCATCATTAAGTGACTGGAATGTTATGAGTGAGCCGAGGCCGTCCATGGGGACTGTAGTGCCATCGATTGCGTATGACTTAACGAATACATTATCGCGATCAAGTGTTGCGGTGACGCGGCTGTTAGCGATCCACTCAAAGCGAGATGGGCGTCCATCTTCTTGATAAGTCTCAACTACTTGCCAAAATGCCTGTCCGTAAAAGAGAAGTGAATCTACTGTGTAAGCAATAGTTACTGATCGAGGCTGATGATATGAAGGCTGATCTAGCCAAAGTGGCTTCCCTAATTCTTCGCCCGTAGACTTTTTATAGAGCTCGAGTGGGATTGTGCCGATTGTGCCGGATAGAAGATTGCGGCAACGTGCAAGCGCCGGGACTCCGAGTGCTTCTGTTCGGCCGACGTAAGCAAACTGGAAAGGCATTGCGAAAGGTGAATACTCACCTAAAACTTGCGGTGCGTATTGCGCTTCAACATTGGCCTTCGGTGTTGCACCTGTGAGGCGCGAAAGGATACCCATAGGTCGCAATTATACACTACATGTAGGTCATTCCGTGTAGATTCTCGCTATCTGTTGTGGCTTGAGTAGCATCGAAACTACCATCGCTAAAGAGATCGGTGCAGAAATATCGCCAGCGCTCTTACGCTTTACAATGCGCCATGCTGAATCGTTCACCTTAGCCGCGCAGTTGTTCATCTGTTTAATCAGCTCATCCTGCCCGTTATGGACTACTCGACTGTTCACGAGACCATCGAGAAGATCCGAACACGCCTGATAAAACTGCTGGCCAGATACATCCTGAATAATCTGCCCGGCATTGGCAAGGCGCTCAGCTATAGATTGCGTTGCATACTTGTCATAACAGATCATCTTGGGTCGATACTGATCCGCCCATGCTTTGATCTCCGCTGCAATCTTGAGGTCATCGACAGATACTTGGCTTTCCCATGTCTGAAGGATTCCCACTCCAATTCTGCCGTCACCCATAATCTGACCAGCAACGAGGCTCGCATTCCGGCGAGAAGGAGATACATCGAAACCAAAGACTGTATAGCCACCGATCGGAATCGTGAGCGTTGCATCGCTTGTGGATTCAAGGACTCCATGAGGCCACGGACTCTGTAGAGAATCAATCCATTGACATAGAAGCTCAGTTCTAGTGTCCTCAATCTTATTAGTAGCAACAGCTTCTTCAAGTGATTCCTCCGTTATCGTGTAGCCCAGCGCAGGGTTGGCCATCGCCCATCCTGCTCGGTCTGTGATCTTGCAATACTGTGGCGCTGAGTATTCGTAGAATCCAAATGACTTAGGAGGTGCCGATAGCGCTCTTTCGCGTAGCGTATTAAGCGTCTCAGAGAAGGCGTCCCCGGCATTCGATGTCAGTAGTGTCTGACTGTTAGCCCTTGCACGAGTGGTTGGAATCGCGGCCGTGTACCCGTCCTTACTGATCTCTCGGATCTCATCAATCCATAGGAAATCTGCGGTGCGTCCGCGACTCGAGTCTCTAGTGTCGCTAACTAGGTCAAGTGTTGCGCCATTAAGTAGCTCTATGCGCTCGCCACCATTGGCATATCGGATAGCCTGCACGCCAGCCTTGAGGTGAGGTGTGTGTTCGATGATCCATGCAATCTCTCGAAAGGTCATAAGAGCTGTGGCTCGGTTGGATGACATGATCAGATGCTTCGTCTCGCCTCCGTAAAACATGCCCCAGATGACACGCATACGTCCTAAATGAGACTTACCATTTTGGCGTGCTACGAGTACGAGAGAAGTCTTGCGAATGTACATGCCTTTACTGTCTAAGCGCATCATGTCATCGAGAAGCCAGCGTTGCCACGGCAATAGCGGCGTGCCTAGATCCTCGGCCATCTTTGCGACTTCATCGGCTCTAGTTTTGCCCTTGAGAAGTGGACTGTGAAGCCTTGCTTTAGTTGCCCCTCGCAACGGCTGTTTACGAGCTGGCATCATTCACCATCGATCGGGACTGGCCGGGCAGAGAATGGACTGTCTCGGTGAACTTCGGACCGCATCGGGGATATATTGGAAGAAAAGACAGGGGGGTCCTT